AAGATATCAATGATACATCATTTAAAGAAGTCACTCAGTTGATTAGTTACCTGGATGATGAACCAACTGAGTTTAACTGGTTGGTGGATACAACCGAAAAGTGGTGTCGTGATCGTGCAATCTATCTCGCATTGATGGAGTCGATTCATATTGCTGATGGCAAGGACGAAAAAAAGAATCGTGATAGTATTCCTAGTATCCTGTCCGATGCTCTTGCTGTTTCTTTCGATACTCACATTGGACACGATTACCTTTTAGATTATGAGGAACGCTATGAGTCTTATCATAGGAAAGAAGAGAAGATCGAATTTGATCTGGAATATTTCAACAAAATCACAAAGGGTGGTCTCCCTAATAAGACTCTCAATATCGCTCTCGCTGGGACAGGCGTTGGGAAATCGCTATTCATGTGTCATGTGGCTAGTTCCGTCTTACTGCAAGGCAGGAACGTTTTGTATATCACTCTTGAAATGGCGGAGGAACGAATTGCTGAACGAATTGATGCAAACCTTCTTAATGTCCCCATACAAGACATCTCAGAACTTCCTAAGCAAATGTTTGAAAACAAGGTTACCAATCTTGCAAAGAAGACACAAGGAACTCTTATAATTAAAGAATATCCGACAGCATCGGCACATAGTGGTCACTTTAAGTCACTACTTAATGAACTTGCACTTAAGAAGTCATTTAGACCTGATATTATTTTTATTGATTACCTTAATATTTGTGCTTCCAGTAGGTATCGCGGAAACAGTAACATCAATTCTTATACTTTCGTCAAAGCAATTGCTGAGGAACTTAGGGGACTCGCCGTCGAGTTTAATGTTCCGATTGTCTCCGCTACTCAGACCACTCGCTCAGGTTATGGTTCTTCTGATGTTGAACTTACTGATACTAGTGAGTCCTTTGGTCTCCCTGCTACTGCTGATCTTATGTTTGCCCTTATTAGCACAGAAGACCTTGAGGGTTTGGGACAGATTCTAGTGAAGCAACTGAAGAACCGATATAATGATCCAACGATTCATAAGCGTTTTGTGATTGGTATTGATCGTGCAAAAATGAGACTTTATGATTGCGAACAGTCTGCTCAAAATGATATAGTTGACAACGGAAGAGAAGAGGAGTATGATTACGAAGAAAAGAAATCTAAAAAATCATTTGAGGGGTTTAAGTTTTGAAGTATAACTCTGAAGAGTATTTTTCAGTTCTTGACAAAAAGACTGGAAGAAAACTATTAGATTGTGGTGATGAACTTGATGCCCTAGCGATGGTTGCTATGGATCCACAGAACCGCACTTATACTCGCAATCAATTTCTGATGGGTCAGGTGATTGATGTCCAGATGCCCAAAGCACTACCAACCAGCGAGATCGTCGTGAATATGGACGGCGGTGTTGGTGGTTCTTGGGAAGTTCGTGAACCACAACCACTTCCACAAATTAAACTTCCAGATAGACAAGCAGAACCTATAAAAATATGACACAACAAATTGACACCGATAAGTATCTTGATTTTGTTCGCCAAACGACAAGTCCAGCAAGCACACATCTCGCAGCTCTCCTTTCACGATTAACTGAACTTGATACATCTGCTGATGCCGATGTTCCTCGTCTTTTGACTGCTGCTCTTGGTTTATCCGCAGAAGCAGGTGAGTTTACTGAAGTTGTAAAAAAAATCTTCCTACAAGGTAAAACTTATAATGAAGAAAATGCCTTTCACCTGAAGCGTGAACTTGGTGATATCTGTTGGTATATTGCTCAAGCGTGTATGGCACTTGATACTTCTTTTGATGAAGTTCTACAAATGAACTATGAGAAACTGAGTGCTCGTTATCCTGAGGGTGCTTTTGATGTATATCGTTCTGAAAATCGTAAGGAGGGAGACCTATGAGTAAAGAAAAGAAAGTGACGATTAAAATGGATGTGCGGACTGCTGCTGCGGTTCGTCAAGTTCTATTTGATGCTCAGCGTGGATATAGTTATGAGCACGTTCCAGAGCGTGTTGCAGAAGTCCGCTCAGTTATTCAGAGTATTGATACTGAACTCGGGGAGGTTGTGGGAGAAGTGGTTTTATAAATAACTAAAAACTATTTGTAAAAATGGACTCTAAAATCCTGAGAGAAGCAACTCTTGCATACCAAGCAGTTTATAATGAGAATCTTCGTCAAGAACTTACAGAAGAACAAATTTGGGAACAGGTCGAGAACTGGGTCAATTCTCTTCTAGAAGAAGGACATGACCTGAGTGAGTATACTTGGGAAGAGATGTATGAGCATTATTTGAACGAGATGGGTCAACCTGGTGGAAACACACCAGGTGGCACTCGCCCTGATCCTGCATATAACAGATCAAGATTTGCTCGCCCAATGAATGCTAATACCGTTACAAGAGGTAGAGGTGGGATTCGGAGACCCCAAATAGGTGGGTTGGGCGGATTAGGTCCAGGATATAGAGGAGCAGAACTCGCAGCGGCAGCAAAAGCAAGAGCGTCTCAAGTAAGCATACCTCGTCAAGGAACTGCAGGTGGTCCTACAGTTGGTGGAAATACTCCCATTGGACCAGCAAAAACTCCTGCTCCTGCCGCAACACCCCCAAGACCAGGAACACCAGGTGCTTCTTCTAATGTAAAACAAGCACCAACCGCTCCTGCAGCAAAACCAGCACCAACCGCCACTGCAAAACCAGCATCAACCAGTGGAACAAGACCAGCAGCAATACCATCTGTGTCTAAAGTAGATCCAGCAAAACCAAAAACTCCTAACCCTTTAATGAAGGATATGCCAAAGGGTCCAGGATCCATGGCAGCACCAACTCCCCCTCCCAAGAAACCTGATATACGTGATAGAGATCCACGAGCAAGAGGTAGTTTTGATCCAAGATTTGATAAACAAAGTTTTGACCTCTTCGATGTCATCAAAGGACACCTTCTCGATGAAGGTTATGCTGATACCGAAGATGCAGCACTTGCGATTATGGCAAATATGAGTGAAGAGTGGAAGCAGAGTATTCTAGAGGGTTAAATTTAACTTAAAAAATAATATTAAAAGAGGGTTTCACTACTCTCTTTTTTTATAAATAACTAGAAAGTATTTGTAAAAATGGATAGTAGAGATCTCCAAGGTTTGATGGAAGCATACGTTGAAGTGTGTGCTTCTGTCGATGAAGCAGTAAAGGGTGAGGATTCAGAGAGAAGGAAAGATCTTGCTGCTGAGAGAAGAGCAGGAATCAAACCACTTTCTGCTAAAAAAGGTAAGGAATATGCCGATTATAAAATGGCACAAATGGCACATTCTAAGCGTAAGAGAATGGGTGAAGAAGTAGAACAGATTGATGAAATCTCTGCTAATCTTGCACTTACTGCTTCACAAAAAGCAGATGAAATGAGAAGAAAGGCAGCTGTTGCTGGTGATAAAGAAACTGCATCTAAAAAAGCAGCACAAGCATCTCGTCTTTATGCAGGAGTAGGACCACGCAGAGCAAAAGAGAGAAAACAACTCAATAAAGAAGATTTTAATTATTTGCTTAAATACTTGGTTGCAGAGGGTTATGCTGATACTAATAAAGCAGCGATTGCGATCACGGCAAATATGAGTGAGGAGTGGAAGCAGAGTATTGTTGAGGGTGTAAGACCTGGAGATGTAGAAACACCACTCAATATGGCAACATATAAAAAACGTAGAAGAAGTCTCGCTGGAAGAGAGGCAAGTGCTGCTGCGAAAAAGAGAGGGCACGTTGATAAGTTTACTGGAAAACCTTATGGAACTGAAGAGGCAGCATCTAGAAGAAAAGATATTCATAGTCCAGAAAAAGCACCTGAAAGAGAAGCAAGACGCAAGGCAGAGGAAGATCCAGACTGATCCACTTCCCAAACTGGCACACAAGAGGGTTTCATCACCCTCTTTGATAAATACTCACGGAAGGTTGCTCTAACCCACTTGACTTTGAGTTGAGTGGGTTTTATAATATTTGTGGTCGGGGAATTAGCTCATTTGGTAGAGCACTGCCTTTGCACGGCAGGGGTGAGGGGTTCGAGTCCCCTATTCTCCATTTCTAAATACCTATAAAGCGAGTCTTATGTCAAGGGCAGTTAATTT